CGTCAGGTTGCAAATATTATACGCGATAATACTGAAAACAAAATACCTAGTGCACCACGTATTGCTGTGCATGTAACTGGCATGGAAATTGACAGAGAACGCACAAGTGATGCTAGTTATGTTAGTAAAGTTAATATTAGAGAACGTGCATATGATACTGACGGCGAAGAGTATTTAAATTACGAAGGTAAAAACTATACTGTTGAACGTTTAATGCCTACACCATATAAGTTAACATTTAATTGTGATATTTGGTCAACTAATACGGATATGAAATTACAAATATTAGAACAAATATTAGTATTGTTTAATCCTAGTTTAGAATTACAAACTACAGATAACTATATTGACTGGACTAGTCTAACTGCGGTTATGTTAGATAGTGTTACTTGGAGTTCAAGAAGTGTACCTGTAGGTGTTGATAGTGAAATTGATGTTTCGACACTAACATTTAGTACACCAATTTACATTAGTCCTCCAGTTAAAGTTAAAAGACTTGGTGTAATTACAAACATTATAACAAGTATTTTTGATGAAAATACAGGAACATTAGACTTAGGATTAAGTATGCCAACACTGAATTCATATGATGATAGTGTTGTGCCTGGAGTAGTAGACAAAGACGGAAATCGTTCAGTTGAAACTACTGCGGCTAAACATGTAGTTGGAACTAATTATCAAGATTACGGTATATATGTACAGGGCACATTAGCACAAATAGAAAGTCGTGGCATAGTAGGTGCTACTAATTGGAGACAAATATTAGACTCACATCCTGGACAATATCAAGACGGTATTAGTAGAATTTACTTTACAAAACTTAATGAAGAAACACACGAAATTACTGGTACAATTAGTATGAATCCTATGGATGAATCACAATTGGTTATTGATTGGGATGCCGATACATTTCCAAGTAATACTATTATACAAGGTCCTACTAGAAACAATAATCAATGGACAACTATTGATTACATTATTGATCCACAAAAAACTGTACCAACGTCAGTAATGAAAGGTTTAGGTGGTAGAATATTATTGTTAAATGATATTGGTGACGAAGATAACTATGACGGTGCTGATGCATGGAAAGGCACAGCAAACGAAGATCTAGTTGCTAAACGCAACGATATTGTTGAATGGAATGGTATAAAATGGGAAGTTGTGTTTACAGCATCTACAACTAAAGAAGTTACATATACAACTAATCTGAAAACAGGCATTCAATATCGCTGGGACGGCGAAGAATGGCTATTAAGTGTTGAGGGATTATATCCAAAAGGTACCTGGCGAATCGCTCTCAACGGCTAATTATTTTTATGAACAAGATAATTTGCAGTGGAACTCTGTTCTACAGTCTCGATACAAAGCGTTTTCTTTTATTACATCGTACTCAAGGTAAGACTAAAAACCAGTGGGGATTAGTTGGAGGTACTGGAGAAGGTAAAGAAACTCCATGGGAAGTTTTAAAAAGAGAAATTAAAGAAGAATTAGGATTTTTACCTAAAATAGAAAAAACAATTCCTTTAGAAACTTTTATTTCAACTGATCATCAATTTCAATTTCATACATATTTGTGTGCAGTAAAAGAAGAATTTATTCCTAAATTAAATACTGAACATGATGGGTATGCTTGGGTTAATAATGGTAGTTGGCCTAAGCCATTGCACCACGGTTTACGCAATACCCTACAAAGTAAAATTAATCAAAGTAAGTTAGAAACTGTAACAAAAGTTTTGAATTTGCTTGACAAAAATTAGATAGTAAGTTATAATAAAATATGAAGGTCTTAGTAATCGGCGATGTAATAATTGACAAGTATGTGTACGGCACTAGTTCGCGAATTAGTCCCGAAGCACCAGTGCCTGTAATTACATATATCGAAGAAAAAGAAACATTAGGCGGTGCAGGCCTTGTATATGAAAATTTAAAAAACTTAGATGTAGATGTTACGTTGTTTGAAATGGATCAACCACGTAGTGTAAAGACACGTATCATGTGTGACGGACATTATATTACACGTATAGATGATGACAAGCCGGCAAGCGGAGGAGAAGTGCTTAAGAAAGTACAATCAACAGATTTTTCTCAGTATGATTATGTTGTGCTAAGTGATTATAACAAAGGTGTATTAGACGAAGCAAAAGATATCATTGCACACATTAACAAGTATAATTGTAAAGTAGTTGTCGATCCAAAAGAAAATGCTTGGTTCTATGAAGGTGCTTGGTTAGTAAAACCTAACTACAACGAATTTCATGACTTAGGATTTGATGAATGGCAGGGTAATATTATTACAACTAATGCTGGCGAAGAAGTTATTGCACACATTGATGGTAAAAACTATGAGATTGAAGTAGATGCTGTTGAAGTATCAGACGTAACAGGTGCAGGTGATTGTTTTATGGCCGCATTTGTTTATGGTCTTACAAAAGGTTACACACATAAAAAATGTTTAGAAATTGCAACAAAAGGTTCAACTGAAAGTGTAAAGCATAGTGGCACATACCAATTATTAAAAGAAGATTTAGAAAATACTATTGTGTTTACTAACGGCTGTTTTGATATATTGCACACAGGGCATTTTGAATTATTAAAAGCGGCTAAAGAAAAAGGTGATAAACTTATTGTAGGGCTTAATGATGATACTAGTGTACAAAGATTAAAAGGAAAAAACAGACCTATAAATCCTGTAGAAATACGTAAAAAGCAATTAGAAATTTTATCTTGGGTAGACGAAGTTATTGTGTTTAGTGAAGACACACCATACAATTTAATTAAATCATTAAAGCCAACCTTGATTGTAAAGGGTGGCGATTATAAAGTTAACGAAGTAGTAGGACACGACTTAACTAGTGTATACATTGTTCCTACAGTTGAAGACTTTTCAACTACAAGTATATTAGAGAAAATAAATGAGTGATAAACTAAAAATATTAATTACAGGTCCTGACGGATTTATAGCAAAGAATTTAAAAAAATACCTAATGAGCAAGGGGCATGGTATTGCTGAATATGATTTTATAGAAAATGTTGTACCTGATTGCAGTCAATTTGATAAAGTTATACATATGGGTGCAATATCAAGCACAACAGAACGCGATGTTGAAAAAGTTTTAAAACAAAATTTAGACTTTAGTCATAGATTATTACAAGTATGTGATATGCAAGGAGTTGATTTAATTTATGCATCAAGTGCTAGTGTATATGGCGATGGTCAAAAATTTAATGAAGATGCTCCTAAGCAACCACAAAGTCCATATTCGTGGTCAAAATATTTGTTTGATCGTAGTGTAGAAATGTTAACATGGGAAGATTATAAATGTAATATCAAAGGATTACGTTTCTTTAATGTATACGGAGAACATGAAGAACACAAAGGCGACCAAATGAGTGTGTTTCATAAATTTACAAAGCAAGCAAAAGAAACAGGAAAAGTACATCCATTTGAGGGTAGTGATGAATATTTACGAGATTTTATATACGTAGGAGATGTATGTAAAATTATTGAAAAAATGATGAATATTGATGAAATGGGTATATGGAATGTTGGTATGGGAGAAACAACTAGTTTTGGTTCTATTGCTAATACTATTGCAGACAAATATAATGCAACTATAGAACCTATTCCGATGCCCGAAGCATTACAAGGACAATATCAAAAATACACATGTAGTGATAATACTAGACTTTTAAAAACAATAGGCGACTTTAAATTTACAACACCTAAAGAATGGATACAAAATGCTTAAATTAGGAAATTTAGAATTGCATCAACTATTTTCAGTTCCTGTTGGTATTGTACGTATGCCTAAGTTAGATAGTAAAACAAAAGAAAAGTTAATTAATAATAAAGAAGTTGTTCAAAGACCTAATTCAAATTCGCCAAACGATACATTAGTATTATTAAATGATTTCACACAACTTAAAAACGATATTACAGATCAAGTAAATTCTTTTGTAAAAGGTTGTTTAGGCTATTCAAATGCATTAGATTTTAAAATGACTAATAGTTGGGTTAGTAAACAACCACCAGGTGAACAAGTTTATATGCATAATCATGCAAATAGTTTAATAAGTGCTGTGTACTATTTAACAACTCCAACTAACTGTGGTAGACTTATTGTACATAGACGTAAACATTATGATAATGTTTTTAGTGAAACAGTTGAAATTCCTGTAGAAAATTATACTCCAGTAGCCGCATCGGGATGGCCATTTGAAGTAGAAGAAGATATGTTAATTATGTTTCCGAGTAATTTAGAACACAGTGTAGAACCTAATTCTAGTGATACAGACAGATATAGTTTAGCAAGTAACTTTTTTGCTTTTGGAGAATTTGGTTATAATAAAGTAAAACAATTGGAGATTAAAGAATGGAACGATTAGAAGGTAAAGTAGATAAAGGTTGGGGATTCGAATTAATTTGGGCAACCAATGAACACTACTGTGGTAAAATGATGGTGTTTACTAAAAAAGGTAATAAATTTAGTATGCACTTCCATAAAGAAAAAGACGAATCATGGTTTGTAAATGAAGGAAGTTTTATTGTAAGATGGATTGATACTAAAACTGCAACACTGTTTAGTCAAACACTTACACAAGGAATGACGTGGCGCAATAAACCTTTATTGCCACATCAATTAGAAGCACTTGAAGACAACAGTAGTATTACTGAAGTAAGTACTGCTGATAGTGTGGAAGACAATTATAGGCTTATACCTGGTGATAGTCAGGAAGGCTTAATGGAAGAATTAAAAGGAAAAGTAGCAAATGAGCAATCCGAAGATAGTATGGAGTGACGATGTTAATGTCGACTTTTATAAACCAGATTATATTGCACCAAAGTGTGTAGTTGGTTTAGATAGAGATGGTGTTATTAATGTAGACATTGGAGATTATGTTTACAAAGTAGATGACTGGGAATTTGAAGAAGGTAGTTTAGAAGCAATAGTTAAACTACGCAAACTTGGACACAAAATAGTTATTATTACGAACCAAGGCGGTATTGAAAAAGGTATCTATACCGAAGAAGATGTTGAAAAAGTACATAATCACATGTTTGAAGAACTAGGTAAAGCAGGCTGTCCAAGTATAGACGGTTTATATTATAGTGCAAGTAGTCATAAAACTGATATGTATGCAAAACCAAATGCAGGAATGTTTAAGCGTTGTGAAAAAGAAGTACCTCATGTAAAATTTAACAAAGGTTACTATGCTGGCGATAGACTTCGTGATTTAAAAGCCGCTATGAAGATTGGTGCTATTCCAGTAATTATACGCACAGGTCATGGTAAAGAAACAGAAGAATTAGTTATGAAACGTTTTTCATATCGTGATATTAAAAAGAAGTGCTTAGTGTTTGATAACTTAGCCGCATTTGTAGACTATTTAGAAACTGCACATTAATGATAATTGTAGAAGATAACTTAGTATCTCAAGAATTACAAGATTATTATCATATGCTTGTATTTGGTAGTGTGAATGTTAATGCCATGCTACCGTTAGTATGCAAGTACGAACCTACTGCTTTTGAAGGCGATTCAATACCTATTAGTTTTGAACATGTTCTCAAAAGCAGTACTAAACTTACAGAACATTATGGCAACTTTAGTAAAATACCTCAAGTTGTGTGTTCAAAATTAAATATAAATTTTATAGATATTATAGCGGCAAGACTTTTTATAACAGTACCGCATAAAACAAAACTTGAATACTATGCTCCTCATACAGACAGACCAGAAGAACATTTAGGTCTAATTTATTATGTCAACGACAGCGACGGAGATACAGTATTCTTTAAAAACAAAGAAATCATTAAACGTGTTTCACCTAAAAAAGGACGCATAGTTCTATTTGACGGAAATACTTTTCACTCAGGTGGATTCCCAACAGATAATCCCCGTTGCATTGTAAACTTTAATCTTTACGCTTGAGCCTCTGACCAACGTAGAATGATGTTGGCTTCAACATCTGTACCAGTAGTTTTAAACACGTTAATCGCTAATACATCAGGACCATTTGGAAAAGTACCTCTACCACCTAATGTGGTATTTGTAAGTTCTTTCAACTGACTTAAATCTAAGTCTGCTCGAGCACCTGGTTGTGCAATAAATGATAGAACTGTTTCGCCTGGTTGTCCGTAGGGTGGTGAACTAAATTCAAGTGTAATAGTACCACTACCTGCTACTAAATCACCATTTGAAGCATTATTAAATTCAACTTCGTAATATTCAGTACCAGCAAAATCAAGTAATGTAATTTTGTTAATAACTGTGTTGGCAGGCCAACTTGGTGATGCACTTGTTGAACTTACTGCTGTGCCGTCTCTACCACCACTTGCTTCCCAACTTGCTTTATTAATGTAAGCAAAGTTAGCATTAGCCAAATTACCATGTGATGTAATAGTCGATGCATTTGATGTGTTTTGGTTAATGTTACCACTTAGTGTTTGTGAAAGGAACAAGTATCCGTAGTTAGATGTAGCAGAAATAAATCCGCCATCAATTCTAGTGCCAGTTCTAATATTATTACCACTAATTGTTTTACCTAATACTGGATCTAAACTTTCAGATCCAAATGTTGCTCTAAAATCTGTACCACTAACATAAAGATATCTACTACCGTTTCTTGATCTATATTGTCCTGAATCAAGTACAGCGTTAATGCCTGCTTGAGAAGTTAAATTTGATGTGGTAGTTGATGCACCAGTTGACCATGTAATACCACCACCTGACGCAATTTGTGCAAAACTTGGCTGTCCACCTTGTGCAAGACCTGCTAGTCCTGTCCAACTAATCAATGCTGGGTTAGTAGGATAGTTTTGTGGATTTAAAATACCTTCAATAACAATAGTACCTGATGCGTTTGCTTCTGATGTAACTTCTAGCGAACTTAGTAGCAACTGCGCTCTGTTTAGAAGTTCTCTATCTCCTAAATCACCAATAATAGCATTACTAACACTTGGTGCTAGTCTAATCATAAATGCGGTTTGTCTTACATTAGTAACTGTTAGTGCTTGTTCTGTGTATGAGAAAATATAACCACGATCTTCATCAAATCCACCGTCTGTAATAAACGCTGAACCCCAATGTGATATAAGCGGAGTACATGTATTACTAATTAAAATTACACCTGTTCTAGCATCATGAGCCGCCGCGCCGCCAGCAGTATAACTACGTGCCGCACCTGCTTGGAAGTTTGTAAGTGTTGCAGATCTTGTACAACCTGTAATAGAGTTAGTTGATTCATCTCTTCCTGTAAAACTAATTAATTCATTGTCAATATAAACTGTACCGTTTTCTGGAAAGAAGTCAACAGTTTCTAACG